CTCAAGTGTTGGCGCACTTGGGACGAATTTTTACGGAATTTCGGGGTTGCTGTCCGGACGTTGGGGTAAAACCCAGCGGGCTATAAGCTGCTTTTTCTTTTTAACTTGCTTTCTTTTTTCGTTTTGTAGTGTTCCTCTTTTTGTCACTTTGGTGCGATGGCGTTAGGCCTCTACCAGGTGAACACCTCGACGTATAAAGGCGTCGAGGAATGGATGTGGGAGTGCGCGGCGAACCGCAAGGGCGATTATGAGGTCCAGAACTTTCTTACGTACGACCATATTGGGTACGGCACGAAGACTGTCATGAGGCCAGTGAGGCTGACACGTGATGAGATGAAGAGGTTGGACTGTGTAGTGTCCAACCAACTCCACGTTTGCCCCAAGCCGACAGTCATGGGACCTATCATATATCAGACAGCTAGGCAAATATGGCCAGATGGCGACCCCGCATCTACTGCGATGAGGACGCTAGGACCATGGGCGCTGTTAAGCTATCGTGCCGCTGCGGACGGAAATGGGAGGGATTGGGAACGTAAAGTCAGGATGGTAATCGGCATTTTGCTGGGCTTTGCAGCCGCCATCGATGGCTATTTTTTTGTGAGGCACCCTTGGTACATTGTTCTACTGGTCACGGCAGCGGTTTTTTGCTGGTTTTGTTTTTTGATCAGGTATTTTATGCCGACGCAGAGCCCTCGATTGGTGCTCCTCGGCAAGAACATGAGAGTGCCCACTAGCGAAACCGACCCCCCGAAGAGAAACAAGCTCGGCTATCTCGAGCCTGGTGAAGGTGACAAAGATGTCCACCCACTTGGAAGCACACATGGTGATGGCGACATAAGAGCTATTAGGCAAGATCGCGTCATTGTGAAAGAGGCTGGAGTGGGCATTATCGGCCAGAGCACGAGTGATGAGACCGCAAAACAAATCGTGGGCGTGGTGGCTTTACCAATAGCCCAGCCACCCAACGTCTATGCGAAAGAGGCTAAGAACATTGAGATCGCTATCGACGAGCGATACAATAAGAAGAAGATACCTTTCGCTGGGACACCCGCCGACAAGCGGCGGTTGGGGAAAATGGTTGGAGAGCTGATTGGCAACCATCCACTCCGCGCGTGCTACTCAGCCAAACGCATCGCAGACTGGTTTTCCGAACATGTCTTCTTGGACGGAGACCTCAAGTCTGGGAAGTGGACTCAACAGCGGTTTCAGAACACGCTGGAAGGGCTGTGTAAACGCGTGGATCCGACTTTCAGGCTTAAGACGGATGTTAAGCTGGAAGCCATGCCAGAGGGCAAGCCACCTCGGTTCCTCATCGCAGACGGCGATGAGGGCCAGGTCTTAGCCTTACTCACGATTTGTTGCATCGAGGACTTGACGAAGAAGTTCTACCCGCAAAGAGGTATTAAAGGACTCGCGAAGGTACCGGCGTTGGAACGCGCCATGAGCAGCCTTCGAGTCCCGAACAAGCGGGCACGGAAAGGAGGAAAGAGCGTCTTTGAAGGAGACGGGTCTGCATGGGACACGACGTGCAACGCGGAAGTGCGTGATCTCGTTGAAAACGTGATCATTAAGCATGTTGCTAATGCCCTCAAGACCTACATGGACGTTCCGGACTGTTTCGTCGATGCACACGTTAACGCTTGCATCAATGCAAAGCTGAAATTGGAGTTTTCAAAGAACAAGGAATTCTTCAGCGTCGTCATAGACGCCATCCGCCGCAGTGGCCATCGGGGCACTAGTATCCTTAATTGGATTACTAACTTCGTGCTTTGGCACTGTGCGATTTTTGCCGATCCGGAACTGTTCTGCAACAACAATTGCAGGAACGGGACGGACGTTCTCGGCGAAGACAGGTGGTTGGCATCGGCGTTCGAAGGAGACGACTCGGCTTTGAGTACTTCACCGAAGATTGAGCGGAAGTCCCCGCTTGAGGTTTCGATACTCCAGTTTTGGCAGCGAATGGGCTTCAACATGAAGATTTTCCAACGGGACACTGTGATGGAGTTCACAGGCTGGCGCGTGGCTGTCGATGACCACGGTCCCACGGAAACAATGATGCCCGATATCGCGAGGTGCATGGGACGCGCTGGCGTTTCATGCAGCGCATGGATGCTCGAGCAGTTCAAGCTGAACAACGTGTACGGCTGCAACAGTGTACGGAAGGCAGCCGCCTTGGCGAGGGCGTATGAGTACGCAGGCATCCTGCCAGAGGTGTCGAAGAAGTACCTTCAGTTCGCTAAGGAAATAAACGCAAAAGCGCACATCGACCGCGACTTCGAGATGCGAGTGGACTCGCAAGTGGACGAAACAAATCTCGAAGCCACCATCCAAGTGCTCAACGCAGAGATGAGCATTGACGCACAGCTCGAGCGACTCCGCAAGTGTGGGTTCGATACGACGGAAGAGGAGTACTTTGAGTTCACCTTCCGCAATTGGACCGTGGAGCAGCTAGGGGACTGGGAGGGTTTCGATTCGTCGTTGCCAAAGTCCTGGAAGAGCAGTGCGATTCCTGAGGAGTAGTGTGTATGTTAGTAGAATTCAAGCCGCTAATCGACGGAGCAAATGCCGTCGGTGAGAAGACAAATCCCCCATCCTGAAGTTCCGCACCCTGCACAGTATTACAGCTCGGTGGCAAGGATGAATTTTAAAAGCGTGACTTTCGTCCCACACGCATCCGTCGGGGAGAGAGGCAAGTGGACCGCCTCTTTAGAGAAACCCTTATACTTCTGCACTCAACACTGGGAGAGTTGAGTGGCGAGCCTGGGACCGGTGACGGACCGGATTGAGGTGAGGCCGTGCAGCGGGCTGGTTTGGTGATCGGCCTAGGAGTGGCGCCCTTAAGCTGTATTCGAGGATCCCCGCGTCAGGAAGACGCTGGTCCTTGCAGGCACTGGTTACATGGCCTTTTAGTGTCATCGTGTCTGGAATCTGGCACATGAGCGGCGACGCGCATGTTGTTGGTTAGGGATCCCGAGAATTGACTACGTAGTGAAGTGCACCACGGTACTACCAATGTGCACAAGTAGTGTCAGCAGACTGACAGTCCCCCCACGTCGTTCTTCGATTGGTATCAAACATCCACGGTACTAGGTGATTCGGCAATCTACCGGCGTGGTTGGCAGGGCTTGAGCCCCCTGCCGTTGGGGTATGGAGTGTGATCGGCTCCATTAGATGGGTCTGGCTTTTGGCTACTTTCACCGCTGGACCGCAGTGAGCCAGCATCCCGTGACGGGCACATTAGCGAATGTGCTCGTTTCATGTTATATGTTGCATGTTTTGTTTGCTGAAGCGTAGCTTGAGCTGAATTCTACTTGTTTTCTTTTGAACACAGTTTCATCGCCACCACGACTAGTCATGGCAGGCAAACCGAAGAAAGGGCCCAGGAGGCGTATTACCGAGAAGGTTGTACTGACGGGCGTTCGCCAGGGTCAGGGAGCGACAGTGACGACGGCGTTTGGTGCGGCTTCGAAGCCAAAACCGAAGAAAGGCAAGGCAACCGAAGGGGCGGGGGTGTTAGCAATGGATGCTTTCCACCCTGCCCATTTGCCATTGCCGCGAGCGGTGGCGCCGTACACAGTCATTCGCACGACGCGCATCCTCAATTTCGATGCGAACGCAGACGTGGGGAAGTTTGCGCTCCTAGGGCCGATGAAGGGTTCATCAACCAATCCAGCGGCGGGAGCGTGGAGCAACATGATGTGTGTGTCAAACAACACCAGTCTGACGGATCTATTGAGCGCAACGAGCGCGACCCGCAGGTACTCTATGACAGCAATGGACAACGCGAGTTGGGAAGCCGCGAGCATCACTCCGGCGGCCTTCTCAGTCCAAGTGCTCAACCCGGAGGCCCTCCAGACCTCCAGCGGAATGTTGTATATAGGCAAGTGTCAGAATCGAATGGACTTGTCCGAGATGGACAACAGCCAATCGTTCGAAGACCTTGCCAACAACGTCGTTTCATATTGTAATCCACGCATTTGCTCGGCAGCGAAGCTAGCATTGCGGGGGGTGCAACTTGACGCCATCCCCAACAATATGAATGAACTAGCGGAGTTCAACACGCTAAACAGGGTGGTCGATGGCTCCACTGCTAGCGTCGGCTCCCAATTCAACTACCATTTCGCTGGGTTCAACCCGATCTTCATGTACAACCCTAACAGAGTGGCTGTACAGCTGTTGGTGTGTTGCGAATGGCGCGTGCGGTTCGACCCGTCGAATCCCGCACACGCTGCCTGCCGCATGCATAAACCTAGTTCTGAGCAGAACTGGGCTAGCAACATCAACAAGATGGTTTCTTTGGGCAATGGCGTGGTTGACATCGTCGAACGCGTCGCGCAAGTTGGCCAACTCCTTAAGCGTGGCCAATTGGCCCTGCCGCCACCAATGGTGGATTAACTGTGAATTTTATGCACACTTTGCATGGGGGCCTCGTCAAGCCCGG